CGCTTGATGCCTTTCCGCCAGCAGTGGACGCAGTGCTGGTGTAGCCGCCAGCGCCTCCGCCGCCTGGACCCATCGGAAAACCGACGTAGCCGCCGACTCCGAGTTCGGCACCGCTTCCAAATACGGCCCGAACCCTGACTCCACCAACGCCGACAACTTCGTTGTTCAGTTGGTCCAGCTCGTTGGAGGAGTTGTAGCCCCCGCCAGCTGCGTAGATGTGCGTGCCAAATGAGCTGCTAGCCGCCGTCGCTTGCACAAGGAATGCTTGCGCAACACCGCAAGTCACAGAAACAGTCGATGCCAAGTCAGATGCAAGGAACGTCTTGCAGGCAGTACGTCCAGCGAAACCACCTTCGCCTGCGGTTCCCGTGGTTCCCGCATCTCCAGCTGTTCCAGCACCGCACATCGTGACCTCGACCCACAGCGCGTTCGCGGGCTTGGTCCACGTGCCTGACGCGGTGAAATCCTGCGTGTTGACGCTGAGCGTGCCGCCGCCGCCGACCTGGACGCCACCAGCGGTGGTGCCGTCGCCGATGTACAGCTGCTTCGTGTCGGTGGTGTAGATCGGCTCGCCCTGCACGGGCGTGATCGTGGTGCGGTCTGCGTTGGTGCCTCGGCGGATTCTCAGCGGCATGTCAGTAGGTTCCGTAGTCGGTGGTTGCGGTCACTGGCATTGCGAAGGTCTGCTGGTCGTTCTGGTTGACGGGATCGTAGAACTGACCGAAGTCATCGAAGGTGATCCCGCCGTAATCGAAGTCGCCTTCAGGCGCGTCCAGTTCGCCGCCCTCGAAGACGAGATCCGTGGGCAGCAGGAACGCGCCATAGTCATCGTCTGCGGTAAGCCCGCTTCCGCACTGGCCGTCGATGGCCTGCGTGTTCACGATCAGCCAGATGAACGTACCGTCCAAAGTCCGCGACGGAACGCACATAACATAAGTGTTGATCGGGATCGCAGTTGGCGCGAAACCCTGCGGAATGTTAGTTTTCAGGACGCCGTAGGAAACGTAGTCGCTTGCGTTGGACAGTTCGCTCACGGACAGCGCGTCGTCTTCCTGCGTGTCCGTAGTCACCAATTCGGGCGTGTACGCAGTCGAGTTCCCCACGCGCGCCCTTCGGACCTTGTACTTGTAGCGCCACGTCAGGGCGTCGATCACCGTGAAGTTGGTGACGCGCATCAGCTGGCTGCTGATTGGTTCGATCTGCGTGGGCTGCGCGACAGTGCGCGCCATATCTGCAGGACGGCGGCCCCAGACGGTGTTCCTGTTGATGCCTCCAGAGGAGAACATCAATACCACCTTCCCGCGAATGCCTGGTACCGCTGGCTTTTCCCTAGGTCGCCAGCGGGCCAGATGGCGTTGAAGTCAACCGCCGTCCGCACCGGACGCGTCCAATAGACGGTCTTGACGTTGGTGCCCAACATTTGCGGCCGCGCGTCGCTGTCGCGCGTCACGTATTGCGAGTGGTGGTAGTACTGGTCATACAGGTACTCGAGCGCCACCTCATAGAACTCGCTCTCGAGGCTGTTGACGTTGGCGCCGGTGCAGACCAGCGTGCCGATAGGATTACCCAAGAACGCAGTGGAATTCTTGCAGCCAAGGTACGAGGACACGATGTTGACGATGCCGCCGGTGGAACTTGTCCCGATCATCGGGAGCGAATTGGCATCGACCACCATGCGAAGCTTTATTCCGATCTGCCGGATATCAGCGTCGATTTCCTTCGCGGTGCCGCCGATATCCGAAGCGGTGATATCGAGGTTCGCCGGGGGCGTCGTGGCCGGCGGATCGCGATACAGCTTCACGTTGCGCGACATGAAAACCGGTAGAACCTGCGCCGGCAAGAACAGCCCGCGGGCGAGTACGGTGGCCGCGGAGATATCGTCGCCCGTCATTCCCTTCGCAGCAGCAGTCTCGAAGTACCGAGTCTCGTAATTGACCGTAACGTCGATGCCCTTGCCGCCAGGCTGCGACCACTGGTGCGAACGGACCAGCATGGATTCCAGCATCGTGGTCCCAATGCCACCCGCTGGATAGTAATAGGCGTCGCCGATTTCCGGTATGACCGGCGCTCCAGCGCCTGTCTCGAACAGTATGGTTGCTACATCGTTTGGCTTAAGCGCGTTGCCATCGTTGCGCTCCACGTGCCAAGTCTCAGTGAGCCGATGCACGTCCCAGATATCGCCATGGAAAAACTGATAGCTTTTCCGCCAGCTTCGGTAAAGCGTCGACTGGTTCAAGTGTTCTGCTCCCTCTGCGCCTTCCGGTACTTTTCTGCCTCGACGGCCATCCGGTTGATCTCTTCCTGTGTGAGATACGCCTGCGCGCCGGCTGCGCTGCGAGTAGTCGCGATATCGGCCTCGCGCATGGCCTCTTCAAATCCCTTCCCGCCGAGCGTGGCGCCGCCGAACGCCAGATAGGCCTTGACGCCATCGACGGTCGCTTTCGCCCAATCCTGGACGAATCCCGCCAGCCCTCCGACCTTCCCGGTTTCGTCCATCATGGCGCCGAGGAACGTTTCCGTCATTCCCTTTGCCATCGTCGCCGCTTGCTCCGCGCTGGGCGCCGCTGCCCCAAGCCTTTCGGCTGCTACAAGGTTGATTCCCCGCAGGCCACCGCGACCTTCTGCAAAATCCAACATGGCGGCCTTACCTTCTTTGGTCGCGGCTGCAAACTCGGTAAGTATGCCTTCTGCGACCTTAAACGGCGCCTGAATGGCCATCAAAATTCCACCCGCAGAAACCATCGCGCTGCCGAGTGCGCCAAAACCCATGCCAGACGCCATTCCTGACACAGCGCCGATCTTGCCAAAGCCACCACCGCCAATCGAAAGCCCTTGTCTCCCAATGGTGGAGAGCTCTTTTTGAGCCTGCGCAATACCTTTTTTCATCGTCTTGGTATTGACTGCGACATCGACGTTGAGCGTTGGGAGCTTCATCTAGAACATCTCCACTTTTCCAAACCTCTTCGGAATGCTGCCAACCGAATAGTTCCGTTTGTCGATGGCAAGGTTGAGCGCATCCACAAGCATCTTTTGGAACTGCCCGGACATCGCCCGATGCGCCAGCTCGCTGGCGTGCGTGCCGCGGATGAACTTACCGCGCCCTCGGTGGTACAGGCCGCGCTTCCAGCCGAGGCCGCGCGCGGATGGCGGCGTGCGCAGGGTGCTTGACCACGCGTGCGTACCAAGTTCGGCGAAGTGCGAGCGCCATCCGGTTCCAGCCGCGTCGTATGCCGCGCGCTTTGCCCTTCCGACAGCCTGGCCGATGTTCACCTTGCCTGTCTTGTAGGCTGTCGCGCCCCAGCACACTCCAGAGCGAAAGACCTTGACCTTCGCCTTAAGGTCTTTCTTCGGCAACCTGTTGCCGTTCGCCGAGCGGATCAGCTGCATTTCCTTGTTGAGGAACGGGCGCATGGCCTTGCGAATTATCGCGTCCTGCGCGGCGAGCGGAAACTGGTCAAGCGCCTTTCGGAGTTGCGCCGCCGTCTTGGGGTCGACCGTGGCTGTTACCGCGAAGTTCATGCAGCTTGTCCCTGATTCCCCGCCAATCGGGGATGTCGAGTTCGATGATGAGCTCTAGAACGGAACGCTCCCACGGTGCCGCAGAGCGGCGGGCGAGGACGCGCGCGAGGAGCGCACGCGCGTCCCGACCTAGTTTGACCCCTCCGAATACAGGTGCTCAATCCGTTCGTTCGCCGCGAGCGCCAGCGCCAGCGGGCAGGACATGGCCGCCTCGGGCGACTCAAAGACGGGCGTGCCGTTCGAGTCGAGCAAGTGCCGCCACAGCGCCCAGGACCGCGCGAACGCCGCGCCCTTTTCGTTCGCCTGCGTGGCGTCGATAAGGTCCGTGAGGCTCGGGCGCTTGAGCAAGAGCTGCTGCCCGCGCCACTCGAACGGCGCTGGCTCCAGCGCAAGGATGGCTCGGATGTCGCTCATGCGATAGTAACCACGTCATGCACCTGGGCGCTGAACGAAGCGCGAAGCACGTCCTGGCTGCTGGCCGTGACGGTCCATTCGGTGAATACCACCTTGCACCGATACGAAGCGTTCGTGTGCCAGACGATCAGGATTTCGTAGTAGGTGGTTGAGGTCGAGTAGCCGTTCTTGGTGGCCACCTCAAGGATGGCAAGGTTGGCGTCGCTCTGGTCGTAATAGAAGTTTCCGCTGATCGTGCCTGTGCGGATTCCAGGAACGAACTTACGATCGATGTCGCTGATCTCGCTCACGTCGATGGTTTCCATCGTCTGCGTCCACGTAGCGTCGATCAGTCCCGTAAGCGCCTTGTCGCCGCCAGAATCCTTAATCGTCATCGCGCATCCGCGCGCAACCTGTGCCGTTACTGGCATTTCATGGCCTCCAATAGACGTTGGCGGTGACTGTCGCCACCGAAGGTTCCTGTTCGTCGCCGATGCCCACTGTCTCGGGCTGCAATGTCTGGTCCGTCACGATGATGCAATCGACCTTTATCGACGTGTCATAGGTGCCGGGGTCGAGAGCGTCGATCAGGTTTGCGCGTACGTTCAGCGCAGAGGCGCTTGTCGCCGCGATGCAGTTGAACGTGACTACCGCAAGGCGGATATTCCCGCTGATATCGCCGTCCGTGCTTGAGTCAACCGAATACGTGACAGCGGGAAGGGCGCTGTCCTGCAGCCTGTAGCCGTGCGTGACGCGCGCATCAGGGACGCCATCGGAACCGGCTGAAAGCTCCGTGCCGTCAATTAGCATCGCGCGGATGGCCGCCTCTATGCTCGGCATCAGTTGACCTCCTCGCACTGGATCACGGCGACGCGTCCGGCGTTGTCGAGGTCAATGATGGATTGGACGGCAAGCGTGCGACCGTTCACCGAGACGCGGTCGAGCTCGGTGAGCCCGACGTTCGCGACGGCGGTCCAGCGTGCGCGCAGCTCGAACTGCCTGCGGACCGCGACGCCATCGGCGTATTGCTGTTCCTGCGCGCTTGAGTTGCGCAGATCGCAGTAGAAGTAGTCGCCTGCGGTAAAAGTCGGCGACCGCAGCCCGAGCGAGTCCTGCGTGGTGCTCGCCGCCAGGCGGGTCGCCTTGTTGCGCAAGAGCCCGCCAGAGATCATCGGATGAAGCTCCGCGCTCGGTAGCTGGCGAGGATGTAGTCAACCGACATGGGCACGGGATTGAGCCCGATAGGCTGGAACGCCTCGGGATTGTTGTACCAGCCGCCGACCAGCGCGATGATGCAATGCACCAGCGCGTTGGGCACCTGGTTGTATCCGCAGTCGACCGACACGGTGATATTGGTGCCTTCGTACAGCGTCGGCTTCTCGAGGAACCGCAGCACTGGCGCCGGTCCATCGGCACGGTCGAGCCAGTAGTCGGCGACTGGCATCAGCGTGTTGGCGTTGGCATCGTTGAAGTACTCGACCTTCGTCACCGACGTGAACGGCAACAGCGGTATCGCCGTGTCCTCGAAGCGCGCGAGGTACATCTGCCGCGCGAGCGGGGTCATGTACAGACCCGTCTCGCGCTCGACAAGCGCCTCGGCTGCCTCGCGGTAGAGGATCAGCGTCGTGTCATCGTCGCTGTAGTCGATCTTCAGCGCCGACTTGATTGTGGAGAGCGGGATGCTCATAGAAACCCACTGGCCGCGTTTCCGCGGCTAGTGGGCAGGGAGTGGAGATGCTCAGCCGATCAGGGCCGCGAACGCGGACGGGAGCATGATGTGGCTGTCCGTGCGCGTGTAGATGTACAGCGTGCTTTCGTGGGTTGAGGCGGCGCTGTAGGGATCGATCATCGACGTGATCCCGGTGCGGTCGAAGATCTCGAAATAGTTGAAGTCACCGACGACTGCGTAGCTGGCGCCGTTCGCCGTGGTGGTCGGGACGTACTGACCGACCGAGTACGGGACGCCGTAGATCGTTCCGGGAAGGCCGACCACGTTGGTCTGGTTGACCGCGGCGGCGGGGCTGAACACGTAGTAGCCCGCGGAATCCTTCAGCTTCCGGACCGTCTTGAGAAGCGTATCGGAGATGAACCAGCGGAACGCGGGGCTTGCGCGGTACTGCGGCGGCACCGCGTGGACGATGTCGATGATGTTGTCGGAAGTGACGGTAGTAAGCGCCGCACCCGATCCCAGGTCGACGCCCTGCGAGATGCCTCCCGATACGCAGATGCCTTGTGGAGCGCTCGAACCGCTGCCGATGGTGTACGCCTCCTCGGTCTTGAGCGCGATGCTCATGGCGCACTTGTCAGCGACGTAGTTGAGGCCGCTGCCGATGCCGCCGCTTCCGATGGCGTCCTCGATGAACTCCTGCGACATCTTGGTGGCCGTGACGTACTTGTAGGGGACCACGCTGATCGCGGCGCTGAAGGTCGGGTCTGCCGGGGTGATTGAGCCCGCTTCAGTGACGAGAGCGGTGCTGGGCAAGGCGTTCTCGACAGGGATCGTCCGCTTGCTGTCGATGGTGCTCACGCGGGCAATCTGCCGCAGAACGTTCGCCTGCTGCAGCTTCTCCACGATTCGCCGCTCCATGTCCGTGGGGATGGCGGCGTTCGAGCTCGTGGTCGCGAGCGCGCGCATCTCCTGCGCGTTGTTGGTGGCGACCGCACGCAGCCAGCGGGCGGCGTACTCATCGTCAGAAGACTTGCCGACGCGCGGAGAACGCGAGTCAAGCGTCGGCTGGGACTCCAGCTTGGCGAGCCGCGCCTCGAGCGCGCGGTTCTGCGCGATCAGCTCGGCGGCGCTCAGGTCGGCGTCCATCTTGGCGAACTTCTCGCGCTCCTCTCCGCTGCCGCGGGCATCGACGCTCTGCGGCGCGCGGCCGGTGCGCGCCTCGTACGCCGCGAGGCTCTTGCGGTACTCGTGCGTGATCGACTGAAGCTCATTCAACTCATCGGACATGGTCTGTCATCCTTCGGAAATGAAGTGCGAGCCGCAGATAGGCGGCTTCCGTGTATGCCGCGGAAACGCTCCGCAGGCTCGAACTAGTCTGTGGGTAGGCGGCGTCCTGGACGATGGACACCTCTACGAGCTGCGCGCGCTTCACAAGGCGCTGAGAGCGGTCCTTGTTCCAGCTGTCTTCGCTGACGTAGAAGCCAAAGGACATCTCGCCGCTCAGGTCGCCGCGCTCGAGGAGCGCGCGGACATCATTGCCAAGCGTTGTCTCTGGCAACGTCGCCTCGAAGGCAAGCCCGTTGCGGTCGCTGCGGAGCTTGAGGGTTCCCGAGCGCGTGCGCGCGAGCGGCATCGACGCATCGTGGTTGTAGAAGAGCTTGACATCCGCGCCGCTCGACAGCGTCTCGTTGAACGCGCCCGGCGCGATCCGCTCGACGAACTTGCGCCCGTTCTCCACGATCTCGCGCGAGTCCTGCCCGTATACCGCGGCGTATCCGGCAAGCTTGCGCCCGTCGATGGATTGCTCGGCTGCGGTGAAGTCGCGTCTAGAAATCATTTGCGGTGCCTTTCTGCGCGCTGGTGTCGGTGCCGATGTTGGTCTGCCCGCCGCCCGTTCCGACGTTGAGCGCCAGCGTGGGCGCGTCGAGTCCTGGCAGCGGCTCGAGGTCCAGCTCCTCGCGCGCTTCGTTTCGCGTCAGGAATCCTGCCTCGACGCCCGTGCGCAGCGCCGCCATCTGCTCGGCAAGGCCTGGACGCACCAGATCGTCGGTGTCCCAGCTGACCGTATCGAACGGCGTGGCGAGCTTCGCCGCGATCTCGCTGCCCCAACACTGCATCCACGGCATCAGGCAGGCGTCGACGTACATGCGCGACAGCCATTCCATCGTTCCGTACGAGCTGCCGACGTCCTCGGACAGATAGCTTGACGGCACGCCGTAGATGCGCGACACGTCGCCGATGCTGTACTTGCGCGCGCCCTCGAGGCCAGTGTCGTCGATGGTCGAGCTGATCCGTTCGATCTTCATGCCTTCCATCAGGACAAGCGGCTTGCCGGCGTTGGCGCTGCCAGCGTGCCGCTTCATGTAGTCGGCTTCGATCTTCTGCATTGCCTCGGGCGAAAGCTTGAGCGGATGGACAAGCGCGATCTTCGGGTTGCCCGCGTTCTCGAAGCTCTTGAGCGCCATCTGTTCCTGAGCCGCCATCAGCTGCAGCGACGTGCGGCACAGGCTGACTGGCGATTCGCCCCACAGCCCGTTCACGCTCGGCGCCTTCAGATGGAACATCTGCTCGGGACCAAGGTCGCCGTACAGGCGCGTCCTGTAGACGATCTGCCCGCTGGTCACGTCGAGCGACACGCTGTCCGGCTCGAGAAGGATCAGCTCGAGCAGCTCGCCGCCGCGCGTTCGGTTGATCGCGGCGAAGGCGTTGCCGTACAGCAGCACTTGCATCGTCATCGCGCGTCGGAACTCGAACGCCGTCATCCAGCGCGAAGGCGAGCGCATAAGCGAGTCAGCGCCGCCAGCGCTCACGGTCAGCCCGATGCGCGCGAGGTCGCCTGAGATCAGCGTGACCGCGCGGTAGACAGGGGTATAACGCAGCGCGGTCGACGCGCTGACGAACGGGATGGACGCCGACTGCTCGGTCAGGATGGTCGAGCTGTACGGGCCAACGAAGAGCCGCTGGAGCAAACCCCTAAGCACGCCGCTATTGTTAGTTGCGCGCGCCCTCGGTGCTGGCTCTAAATGTTAGATGTCCTCATAAGCACTACGCGACTCGCCGCCCCAAGAGTGGACCGCCATGATTGCCGCCACCAGCGGGTCGATGACGTGCGTCGCCTTCGCCTTGTTTACCTTTATGTTGCCGTTCGAGTCTCGGAACGGGATCGCTTGGGCGCAGGCGTTGCGAAAGATGGGGTCTTCGTTGATCAGGAACTTGCGCCCAACCCAAAGCTGCTGGAACAGCTGGCAGCCTGGTCCCATCGTGGCGATTCCCTGCGAATATAGCTGGAGCGGCAGCCCTTCGCCGACGGCCATCTCGGCGAACATCTTGGCGCCCCATCGGTCATATGCAACGTTCACCACGTCGAACTCCGCGGCGACGTTCTTGAGGACCTCAAGAATACGCGAGTAGGCGATGTCGGGACCGGGCGTCAGCTCAAGCTTTCCGGTAGCCGCCCAGTTGCGGACGGGCAGGCGGTAATCCAATTCCCGCTGGCGCACGTTCTCCGACGGCCACCAGTAGTGCCCGCGGAGCGCCACCCTGCCATCGTCAAGCGGGACGGCGACGATAAGAGCCGACAGGTCGAGGCTCTTAGACAGGTCAAGCCCGAGCCACGCGCGCCTGCCGCGCAGTTCACCCCAATCTATCGCAGTGCCCTCAGGCGCAAACGCCATGTCCAGCCAGTTGCCCGTCTCCTCGCCGACGCGGGCGCAGATGTACCGCGAGAACTCGGCGCGCCCGACCGCGCTGCCCTTTTTCGAGTTCCACATGGTCTTCAGGTCGCGGAGCGCTGGCTGCCCATGCTCCATGTTGGGATTTGCCTTGCACCATGTCGAATCGTCGGCGAGATCGTCGCCCTTGTCGATGCCGTACAGCAGCGGCATGAAGGAATCGTCCTCCACCTCGCCGCTCAGGATGGCTTCGCCAGTTGTGACCTTCTCGCCGAACAAGCCCTCCATGTTGGCCGCTGGCGTCGAAATCACCAGCCCGAGCGAGTTGCGCCGCTTGCCCGCGGTTGTCTCCAGCTTGGCAAGGATCTCACGGTCGCTGAACTCGGCTACCTCATCTCCGATCCACAGGCTAGGAGTCAGGCCGTCAAGGCTTGTCGCGCTGGTCTTGAGCGCCGACAGGACGCAGTCCCTTTCCCTGTCTTCGATCCTGTTGTGCAGCACCTTCGCGCCGTCGGACTCGCGCCCGCGGAACATCTGCCGCGCCGTGTTCACGCAGAGAAGCGCCTGGTCCTCCTTGTTGGCGATCACGTGGACCCGCCGCCCAGGCGCGCTCAGGAACTCCCACAGCGCCAGCGCAGCCGCGAAGGTGGTCTTGCCGTTGCCTCTGGCGACCTGGAGGATGGCGAACTTGACCCTTCGGCTGCCGTCCATCCATTCCCATCCGACAAGGTTGGCGACCACCCACAGCTGCCACGGCTTCAGCTCGAACGGCTGCCCGGCGTAGTCGCCGACAAGCGGCACGCCCGCGCAGAACTCGGCGACCGATTCAACCGTCTCCCAGTTCATGCGGATGTCGGTGCGCTCAAGGTCGCGCTCGAAGCGCCGAGCCGCCGCGAAAATCCACTTGCCACTGGGGGTCGACCCGTCCAGGACGCGCCGGTTGTAGTCGAGGAC